ATCCTTTAATAAGAGTGAATTTTTTAAAAACACAAATCAATAAACATGAAGAAGAAAAGTTTATTAAATTATGGCAAAATAAAGCAGACATGATAATTATTCAAGAAATGAATGAATTGATAGATATAGAAAGTGAATATTTTATAAAAAAAGATAAAAAAAATTATAGATGTTCATTCCCTTTTAAACAATTAGTAATAAACGCTACGGGAGACATATTACCTTGTTGTTGTATGAATGGTATAGATTTAAAATTAGGGAATATAAATAACATGACTTTAAAAGAAGCTTGGAATTGTAATAAAATGAAAGAATTAAAAAATTTACATAAATTTGGGGATTACAAAACGAATCCTATCTGTAAAAGATGTATTGATGGCAAATAAATATCCAATTTATATACCATCAAAAGGAAGATGTGATGTTTCTTATACTGCTAAACTTTTTATAGAAGATAAAGTTGATTTTAAAATAGTCGTAGAACCTCAAGAGTATAATGAATATTGTAAAAAAATAGGGAATAAATATATTTTATCTTTACCAAAAGATAATCAAGGTTCAATATATTCTCGACTTTGGATACGAGAACATTCAATTCAAAATGGATATGATAGACATTGGCAATTTGATGATAATATTAAAATATTTAGAAGATTACATAAAGGAAAAAGAATAAAATGTAATGCTAATATAGGGATAGAAGTTATTGAAGATTTTACCGATAGATATAAAAACATAGCATTGTCAGGATTTAATTATACTTTTTTTGTAATGAATGAAAGAAAGAGCCCATTTGTTAAAAATTGTCATTGTTATTCTGCTTTTCTTTTAGATAATAGAACAGAATATAAATGGAGAACTAAATGGAATTATGATGTTGATATATGTTTACAAATTGTAAATAGTGGATATCATTGTACAGTGCAATTTAATGCGTTTACAGTTGATAAATGTGCGACAATGACAGTAAAAGGAGGACATACATCTTCATATAATATATTAGACACAAGATATAAAGGTGCGATGGAATTAAAAAAACAATGGCCTCAATATGTAAAAGTAGTAGAAAAATATGGAAGATGGCATTTTAGTATAAAAAATGCTTGGAGGGATTTTAAACAACCATTAATTAGAAGAACTGATATTGATTGGAATAATATAAAAAATAAAAAATATAATATTAAGTTAAAAAAAATAAATAATATAAAAAATAAAAGTTTAAAAAAATGGTATAATAATTTCTAATAAAAAAATTAAAAATGGGGAAAGGTAGAAAAAAATTACCTACTAAAATTAAAGAAATGCAAGGCACATTAGATGTTTCAAGGGCTGTTATTAATGAAATGCAAATTGATAAATGTAATGAAATTCCTATTGCCCCTGAATGGTTATCTGAAATAGGGAAAGAGGAATGGTATAAAGTAACCAATCAATTGTTTAATCTACAAATGCTGCATCAAATTGATTTGCAATTAATAGCAGCTTATTGTAATGAGATGAGTTTATACATTGAAACTGAAATTAAATTAAGAGATAAAGGAAGGATTCAGGTGTTTAAGAATACAGATGGATCTATAAAACATGCTCAAGCAGTTCCATTTCAAAAGATAGCAAAGGATGCTTTAGATAGAGCAATAAAATTAGCTACTCAATTTGGATTTACTCCAGTAGCAAGAGCAAGTATAAATGCTCCTAAAATCACAAACAATACGCAAATAAATTATTTTGATTAGTGCCTAAATATTATTTTGATAAAGAAGCAGCAGATAGAGCTACTAGCTTTATTGAGAAATTCATAACTCATACCAAGGGCGAACTAGCTGGGCAGTCATTGATTTTGGAAAAATGGCAAAGGGAAATAGTGGAAAAAATATTTGGATGGAAGAATAAAAAAACTAATCTTAGGCAATATAGAACGGTTCTTATTATCGTAGGGAGAAAGAATGGTAAAACAACTTTAACAGCTGGGATTGCTTTGTATATGCTTTTTGCAGATAATGAAAGGGGAAGTGAAATTTATGCAGCGGCAGGAGACAGAAGTCAAGCAGGATTGGTACATGATATTGCAAAAGGAATGGTATTAAATAATTCAGAGCTAACTAATAGGGCAAAGATATTAAGAAATTCAATCGTAAATGAAAATAAGGGAAATTACTTTCAAGCTATAAGTTCGGAGAGTAAAACAAAGATGGGATTTAACGCAAATTGTGTAATTTTTGATGAGCTTCATGTTCAGCCGAATAGAGATTTATGGGATACACTTTTAACTTCAACAGGATCAAGACGCCAACCCTTAGTTGTAGCAATAACAACTGCTGGGTATGATAAGCAAAGTATCTGTTATGAAATATATGATTATGCAAAAAAAATAATAGATGGAAGTATAAAGGATGAAAGTTTTTTACCTGTAATTTATGAAGCAGATGAGGAAGATGATATTTCAATAGAAGAAACATGGAAGAAAGCCAACCCTAATTATGGGACCAGTTTAAAAAAGGAATATATGGAGAGGGAAAGTAAAAAGGCAGAAACCCTTCCAAGTTATATGAATACATTTAAAAGATTACATCTTAATCTATGGACCACAAATGAAACCAAATGGATGGGAGATAAAGATTGGATGGAATGTAAAGGGGAGTTAGGAGAGTTATCTAATATGGAATGTTGGGGAGGTTTAGATTTGGCTTCAACTAGAGATATAACTGCTTTTGTATTATTATTTAGAGTGAATAACATCTTTAAAATAAAACCTTATTTCTTTGTGCCAAGAGATAATGCTAAAGCTAGAGGAGATAGAGATGGAGTAGATTATATGAGTTGGATAACTCAAGGATATATGATTGCAACTGAGGGGAATGTTACTGACTATTCATTTGTAAGAAAAAAAATAAATGAGTTATCTAAAAAATATAGGATTCAAAGTATTGCCTATGATAGATGGAATGCATCCCAATTAGTTATTGACTTAGTTGGAGATGGGGCAAATATGTCACCTCTAGGGCAGGGATTTGCAAGTTTATCCGCCCCTACAAAAATGATGGAAAAACTTATCTTATCAAAAGAAATACAGCATAATGAAAATCCTGTATTAAGATGGATGATTGGAAATGTTCAATTAGAAGTAGATGCTGCCGATAATCATAAGCCAAGTAAGAAAAAATCAAAAGAGAAAATAGATGGGGTGGTAGCCACTATTTGTGCATTAGCCGAATATATGAGTGAGGAGAAAGAAGGAGATAGTGTATATGATAATCGAGGGCTTTTAATATTATGATAGAATTAAAAATATTAGCTTTATTAACTCCAAATGGATTTGATGATAGATTTTGGAAGTATGCAAAGGAAACTAAAACTTATGTGGAGGCGTATGAAAAAACTGAAATTGAACATGAAAAGCATTTTGGAAAGCGTAAATATTCCGATTACAATAGCTATACAACAAGTAGAAATAAAAGATTAAAAAAACACAACCGAGTTGGATAATATTACTTATTTGATTTCGTATAATTGCAAAATTCCTAAAAATATATAGAATTGGCAATCACTGATTTCTTTACAAACTTATTTAAAAAACCTGAAAAAAGAGATTTTATTTCTGCAATGAATGCTATTAGTAGAGGTGCAAGTAGTGGAGTTTCGGTTGATAAAAATACTGCTTTAACTTTTACAGCTGTTTGGAGTGCGGTTAGATTACTCTCCGAATCCATTAGCATTCTTCCTATTAATATTTATCAAAGAGAAAAAAATGGGGATAAAACATTAGCTCTTAACAATCCATCTTATTATTTATTACATAATGAACCAAACAATTATATGAGTTCGGTGGCATTTTTTGAAAAAATAATGATGGATCTCTGCCTTTCAGGGAATTCTTATGTGCATATAGTTAGAAGCCCAAGAGGATTAGTTCAAGCATTGATTCCGTTGAATGCACAAGATATTAAAGTAAAAATAAATGAGGGGCAGATTTTTTATCATAATGAGAATAGTGATGTAGTTTTAGATGATTATGATGTTCTCCATTTTAAAGGAGTAAGTCAAGATGGAATTATAGGACTTTCCCCTATTACTCAAAATGCAAACGCTATTGGATGGGGTATGGCATTGGAAGAATATGGCTCAAAATATTTCACCAACTCTGCCAAGCTTTCAGGAGTATTAGAAACAGATAGAGCATTAAGTGAGGAAGCGATAGATAGATTAAGAAACTCATTCTCAAATACTTATAATAGCTTGCAAAACGCTCAATCTACTGCGATACTTGAGGAAGGATTGTCTTTTAAACCCATTACTATAAGCCCAGAGCAAAGCCAATTTTTAGCAAGTAGAATCTTTAGCATAACCGAGATTGCAAGGATGTTTAATATCCCAACATTTATGTTGCAAGAACATTCCAAAAGTTCCTTTAATAATATCGAATCATTAAGCCAATCTTATGTTACCTATACTTTAATGCCTTATATACGCAGAATGGAAAGTGAAATAAATAGAAAATTATTTAAGACAAATGAAAAAGGGAAATTATTTGTGGAATGGAATGTAAATGGATTGCTAAGAGGAAATATAAAAGATAGAAATGATGCGTA